TTGCTTTCTCTGTATTTGTAACTCCCCGATGATCTGTATATTCAGATCCCAACATAAAGGTATAAGCTGGGATAAAAAATCCTGTATATTGAACAGTTCCATCTGAGGAATAGAAATTTTTATAGGGTAAAACATTATTGGCTTTGGGATCACTGAATATTTCAGATAATCCTGTTAAAGAAGGTCCTTGGTCTCCACCTGTTCCTCATCCAATTTTAATCCCTCTACGTACACCACCAATTTCAACAAGGGCAGTTCCTTGGGTTCAAGATGTTCTAGATACTGGATTAGAACCAAACTCTTCGAACATCAACCTATCACAACGAGCACCACGAACTTTTCTAGGATTATCTGCAGGAATACCTTCAATTTCAGCCATACGACCTGACTCAACTCCTTCTTTATCAAGTTTTGATGCACGCTTTTGCTTAATGTTATCAATTTTCTGACGTACACGCTTCATACCTCCGTCAGTATTATTGCTTAATCAGTTTAACTGATACCAGCATTTAGTAAGTACATCATCTACATAACTTTCTAAAGATGCTGTATATACTGTTCTAAAATTCCTTGTGGTAATAAAAGGCCTTACTCCTAAGCAAGCTCCGATCTCTGAAAATCCCACAGCTCTAGCTTTAAGTGCAACTACATCTTTTTTTAAATACTCACAAAGTTCTACATAATGAAAAAATTCATATTGTTTAGATGTAAAGAATGGGAAGGATTCTTCAGAACCAGCTCCAGCCTTCTTTTTATCATTAATAATACCCATTCTGTAGAAATTCAGAAAAAAATAGTGATCTCCTGTAATTCTATACTTTCCTACTGTGTATCCTTCAACACAACGTCGTATTTGTTCTCTCCAAAAATCTACATATGGTTTTCCTCCTTTTTTATGTGCAGTATACCTTCCTGTCCTTTGATATACTTGACCCACTTCAGTAAAAGGAGTGGGGTCAAAATCTAACCCCTCTGTTTCATTAATGGGTCTGTATCCAGTTATTTCATAAGATAATTCTGGATCAAAATAATGAATCTCATCTTCTAATATTACATCTCATAAACCTTCAGTCCTCTTTTTATGAATTTCTATTTTATCTTCATAATAATATGGGGACTCTTCTGTCTCTTCATCTATAGTTGAAGCTAGTAATTCCTTCTTCAATTCTTCCTCAGTTTTTTCTGTGAAGGTTGGAAGTCTATCTACTCGCTTATGTAATTCTTCTTTCTTTTTCTTTGATCTTAACTCAGCCATACTTTATTAATCATCAAGTCCGATCTCTACATCTCCTCTATATCGGGTATTAGTAGATTCTTGATCTTTCTTATAATCATCTTCTAACTCACGTAAATAGTCATTCATCTTTTTAATCTGTCCAATGCTTTCAAGAACCTTTTTAGGATCATTTAAGTATTTTCCATTCCCGTCCATGTCGGTAAATTCAATATTATCTAAAAAAACACGCATTTTTTCTAATGTTCTAAATGCAGTTTTAATCAGACTGAGAATTCTGGAGGAATCTTTAATTTCCATATATTTTCGACATGCCGCTCTAAAATCAGGATCCTCTCACTCTTCATTAGTTAATTCACTATCCTTCATTGCTTGCTCATGTCTTTCTTGTTCTATATATTCTAAATAAGGAGACTTAAAGTCTAACATTAAGAATATATATTTAAATTCTCTCCATGCCCTTAATCTATGA